GGCATGAGCGCAAAAGCTCTTAACCGGAAACTCCATCAGATGGGAGTAGTATATCCTCAAAACGGAACATGGCTCCCATATTCGAAATACCAGGGTGAGGGATTCTGTAAATCCAAAACTTACCCCTACGTTGATAAAGACGGCACCACAAAAACTTCAATCCACTTTTACTGGACCGAAAAAGGCCGTCAATTCATTATGGACAAATTCTTAAACCTCAGAAAGTAAACTATGGCAGCCCGAATCATTCTAGAAGGAATCACTATAGTTGATCTTTTATCAGAAGTCAAGGAAATTGTACGCGAGGAAATCAGGCAAGCGGAAAATGATAAAACCCGGCCTATATCAAAATCGGAAGCATGCAGACAACTGAACATCAATTACAGGACGATGGTCAAGATCATGGAGAAAGAAGGAATGACCGAAATCTATAACACTGATCTTCCAAAGCTAAAACTCAAATATCACAAATCATCACAGCGAATTTCGTTGAAACGATATGAATAAACAGCCCCATTGCCTGGCTGTCCTCAAAGGCATACGTTCTAAATCACAATCAGATACAATTTAAAACTTTTCCCGGAAACTGACCGGGGAAAATGCGGGTAAGGAATGGCCTTGTGACATGTTCCCCGGACTTGTCATGTCTGTTCGATCCGGACGCCCGCACTAATTAAGTTCTTTGAAATGATGGAGTTCCGGGCGTGAACTGATGAATGGTTACAACACGAGGGATCGCGAACTACCGGTATGGCCTATCCCGAAGAAGGGAAAAACAAAGGACCTGCAACGGACACCGGGAGCCTGGAAAACGGCGAACTAACAAACCTCAATGGTGAGTAAGGTTAGCAAGTGACAAGAAAACAATATGCCATACACCGATATGGTACCAGATAAACGACAATCCGGAAAGACGGATTTTAAGAAACAATGCAATGGGGCAGGTATTTTACTTGCCCCATTCTCTAAGGTTCCCAATCAAAACATCCATTTAACCTAAAAAACGAACAAAGATGAATGATAATGTACCGTCCCCGAACCGTCAACAGGTCAGGGAAGATAAAGCAAAACTAAAGCGCAAGGGAATTAAGTCTCCTAAAGTAAAGGAAATGGTTTTCTTTATTCACGATAAAAGGTTAAGAGCTACCTATTTTTTTTACACCTCTGAAAAATACGTGAATAGGTTCAACGAACTTATAAATGAATCCCCGTCCGGCAACTTCATAATAAGTCATCCGGAATTACTGTGCACAAAGAGTATTTCCTGATTGGAAAAGGGAAAAGTTTAGTTGTCGACTACCAGGCAAACAGGGTTCACGTATATGACAATCATTTATCCTCTACATACCGCTTTAACAGAGCAATAACAATCCAAGACATCATTGATATAAAGCAAGAATATGAAAAAGTTCATATTGAAAAGACTGACCCTTAGAAACTTTAAGGGAGTGAGATTTTTTGAACTGTCCCCAAACGGAAAGGAAACTGTTATTATGGGTGCAAACGAAGCAGGAAAAACAACCCTGGCAACCGCCCCTGTGTGGACAAAGTACGGGAAAGACCTGGAAGACCGGGCTGATCATGAAATTCAAACTTACGATGAAAGCAACAACCTGCTCCCTGACCTGGAACATTCGGTTGAAGAAGTGTACGATGTTGACGGGGGTGAAATTTCATTGACCCGGATTTACGTTCCGGAGTACACCGAAAAGGATGATACAAGGGTTTTAACCGGTCACCATACCGAGTACAAATGGTGTGATGTTCCGTTAAAAAGAGCAAAGGATTTCAGTGAGAAAGTATCTTCTTTTTTCGGTAATGAAATCGTTTATAAAATCCTTACCAACCCGCTTTTTTTCAATTCCGACAAGTTCGGATGGGCCAATCGCCGGAAGATCTTCATTGACATGACAGGCGAGGTTTCCGATCAGGATGTTGCATCAATGAAACCATCTTTTAGGGAACTCATGGGCAAACTGGTTAACAAGACGATGGAGGATTACAAAATCCAGCTTAAAACCCGCATTGCCAAAATCGATGAACGGATAACCCTGATTCCGAACCTGATTAAGGAAAACAAGCGGAATATTCCTGAGGAACCTGATTATACGGACCTGCAATCCCAATTGAACGAAGTCCAGGTCAAAATTGAGACCATCGACGCCCAACTAAAGGACCGGTCGGAACTAATGAAAGGGTTTATCCTGAAAAAAGAAGCGTATTTCAAGAACCTGAATTCGCTGAATGATCTTCTCCGGAAGATGGAAGAATCGGCGCGGGAGGAATCGCAGAAAGCCGAAAACAACAAAAACTTAAAGGTGTACGATCTTAAACTGAAGATCAATAACCTTGAAAATGATATCAAGCTTGCTGAAAAATCAATTGAAACGGCAATAGCGGATATTGCCGGAAAGACGCAGGATCAGGCAAAACTCCGGGCACGGTTTAATGAAGCGGCGGCAAGTGAACTGATCTTTGATCCCGGTGTTTTTTCCTGCCCTACCTGCAATACCCCCTATAACCCGGAGAAGGCCGACAGTATCCGTGATACTATGCTGGCCAACTTTAACAAAAACAAATCCGCACAGCTTGAATTGATCAATACGCAGGGAGGTAAACTCAAAAGTGAGATTGAAGAATTGCAGGTAAAGGCAGTTAACCTGGAAAAGGAAAAGACAGTTTACAAGGAAAGCCTGATCACCCTTCAGTCAGAACTAACGATTCTTGCCCAAGCCCCGGTTTATTCCAAATCATATGATGCGATACTGGCCGGAGATGCCGGATACCAGAAGGTCAAAAACCAGCGGGACTTTTTGGAGGCAAACCCGATAAAGGAAGAACATCAGGACAGCTCCGGGATGGAAGCCGAAAAAAAGCTTTTGGAGACCCGGCGGGACACGATCAACAAAGAGCTTGACATCCAAAACCAGGTTGAAAGGATCAATACCCGGAATACTGAACTGGAAGCGGAGCATAAAAAGCTGGCACAGGAGAAGGTCACGCTCAAAAAAGACCTGGATATCATTGATGATTTTGAAGATACCCGGATCAGTACCGTGGAAGAACGGGTAAACCGGCTTTTCAAAAGCATCAAAATAAAGATGTTTGAAAAGAGGCTGAACGGAGAAACAAAAAACATTTGTGATACCATCATCAAAGGAGTTCCTTTCTCTTCGGCCAATGATGCCGCAAAAATCCAGGCAGGAATAGAGATCATCAACGTTTTGCACGACCATTACGGGATCATCCTGCCGATTTTCTGTGATAACCGGGAATCTGTAACCAGTATTCCGGAAACAAAAGCCCAGGTGATAAACCTGTATGTCAATCCTGATTATAAAACACTGACAGTAGAATAATCATTAAAAATTCCTGATATATGACACAACAAAACGCTCAGTCCAACGTGCCGGCCATTGTCCCGGCAGGGCAGTTAAATTTCTTTGATCCGACGGTTTTTGAACAGGTCCAGCGCCTGGCCCGTATGTACTCCAATTCGGAACTGGTGCCGGACATGTACCGGGTATCAGATAAGAATTCAGAGCAGAAAGCCATTTCCAATACCATCATTGCAATGGATATAGCCGTCAGACTGAACGCAAACCTTCTAATGGTCATGCAAAACATGACCCCGATTTACGGGAAACCGGCTTGGGCAAGCAAATTTCTCATTGCGATGATTAATTCCTGCGGCAAGTATGAAAAGCTGGAGTACAAGTGGAATGATCTTGGAGAAATCCAAAACTACAGGTACAAGGAGTATGAAAACTCCTATGCGAACGGAAAGAAAACCACAGCCGTAGTTGAGAAAATTTTTACCGGTCCGATCCGTAACCTTGAGTGTGTCGCTTTTACAACAGAGAAGGCAACAAAAAAGCTCCTGGAAAGTCCGCCGGTAAGCGTCAAGCTGGCCCTTGACGAAGGATGGTATACCAAGAAGGGAAGTAAATGGCCCACAATGACAAATCTGATGCTGATCTACCGGGCAGCATCCCAGTGGGCAAGCGTACACGCCCCGGAGCTTTCCATGGGAATCAAAACGGTTGAAGAAGTCAGGGACGTAGAGGACGCTCAGTTTGAAGACGTGACCAATAATGATCCGGCCACAAAGAAGGTAAAAGACGAAATCCGGGAAAACGCCAACAAAAAGGAACTGGATATTGATGACGGGCAACCGGAACAGCAGGAACAACCCACCCCCCCGGAGGAACCGCGCCTACAGGATGTCAAGTTTGAATCACTGGAAGATCTGCGAAAATTCCTCCATAATGAATGCGGTGTACACTACGCAGACATGATCCGGGATAAGGTCTATGATGAAGCAAAAAAACAGGGGATCAAACCCGTGATTACCGGAACCCCGCCCACACCAAGCTTTTAAATGATGAAACTACAAGTTTTAAGTAGCAGCTCTTCCGGGAACTGCTACTTTTTTTTCAATCAGTTTGAGACGCTCATTATTGAAGCCGGGGTAAAATTCAGGGAAGTTCAGAAGGCTTTAAATTATGACCTTTCGACAGTTGTCGGGTGCCTGGTATCACACGAACATGGTGATCATATGGGCCGGGTAGAAGAATTCCTGGGTGCAGCTATCCCGGTTTATTGTTCCCGGGGATCGGCTGACAGGTTCAATTTTAAAGCATTGAGAAGACCAAAGACTTGTTCCCACGGGAAGGCATTTCATCTTGGTAACTTCAAGATCCTGCCTTTCAGGGTTGAGCATGATGCTGCGGAGCCTTTGGGATTTTTGATCAGCCATCCGGAAACCGGGAAAATACTTTTCCTGACCGATACCTGTTACTCCGAATATACTTTCAAAAACCTGTCTCATTTGCTTATTGAGGCGAATTTTGATCATGATATGCTGGAGAATAATATCCAATTGGGTAAAGTTCATCCATTCCGCAGGGAAAGGCTTTTAAGGTCACACATGAGCCTTGAAACCTGCAAGGAACTTCTTTCCGCCAATGACCTCTCCCAGGTCAGGAACATTGTACTGCTGCATCTTTCTTCCCAAAACGCCGATCCGGATTACTTCAAATCGGAAATAGAAAAGCACACCGGGAAGATTGTCAGCATTGCCGCAAAAGGATTAACGATCAACATTAACAAGGAAGGATTTTGAATGGACGACATCAAAACAAATGGGGATAAGATCGAGCGTATGATCGGTCTTATCGAAGAACTTGTTTCCCAAATTCCGGATGCAGCCATGGAAAAGGCGAACGGCATAGCCAACTATGACCGGGAACTGGCTATTACAATTCTGAAAATGAAAAACGGAGAGATCGGGGAATTTGAAGGAATTGAAATAAAGAACGTTCCCGCTACCCTGATCCCTACCATCGCAAAAGGAATTTGTTACAAGGCCTGTTTCGACAAAGAAGCCGGTGACGCAGGATACAAGGGACTTATTTCTGTTCTGGAAGCAAGGCGGGCCCAGTTAAACGGCCACCAGTCAGTCTTTAAAGTTTTATCCTGATGAGCGAATTGATTCTTACTGATCACGCCTTGATCCGCTATATTCAGCGTTTCCGGCCAGACCTTCTAAAACAAGTTGTCAATGACATTCAGGAGATTGCAGACAACGGGGTATACGTAAAGAAGCGATCCGGGGAATTGAGAAAGACCCGCTATCTGAGGCACGGGAAAAAGATACTTGTCATTTCCCGTGATAATAAGATTCTAACCACACTTTCAACAAACAAAAATTACAAAAGAGTAAAGAAACATGAACGACCAGGACTTGAAGATTATTGAGGCAATCAGGTTGATCGCTTCAATTCCTGACCATCAGATTTCCTATGAAGTCAGACCGGTTATAATCAAACAACCGTTCCGCAAGACTGCGGAAAAACAGGTGGTCATCAATATTACTTTAACCAAACAGGTGTGACAGGATGGATTCCCGTCCATTGGCCGCAAAAGCACTTGAATGTGCGATCAAAGACATTCTTTCCGCTAAAGACCGGGACCAGGCCAATGACCGGTATAAAAAGTGGGAAGTTTTCCACAAAGAGCCTCAATTCTTAGAGGCTGTCAGACAAAAGCAAATCCGGTTTAAATCTTAAAATTTTATTCAAAATGGACAAATTTCTAGGTAAAGAGTACCCGGATGGGGAAGCCCGTATCCGGTTTTTAAAAGACAATTGCGATAAAGTTGTCGAGAAGGGCTACAGCAAACGATTCACTCCCGAGCAGATTGCAGCCATGAAAAGCAGTCTATCTGATGTTTCCATTGCAATCAATGACAAAGAGGAGGAGAAAAAGTCATTCAACGACCAGATGAAGATGGCATTAAAGCCGCTGCTTGAAGAAAAGAAGGAGATTCTTGCCAAGCTCAAGAACAAAGCTGAGTTCGTTACAGAACAGTGTTTCAAGTTTATTGACAAGGAAGAACGGATCACAATGTTTTATAATGGAGAAGGGGATCTTATTGATTTTCGTCCGTGTAACCCCGATGAACTGCAGGGGACCATTTTTCAGGTTACCCGAAATACAGGAACACACGATTAATTCATTTTTAAATTTTTATAAGTCATGTCAAACCAGAAAGTTATTCTGAACATCCCGGAAGGGACAAAATCATTCGAAGTTATTCATCGTGAAGGGCAGGCAGCCCAGGTATTAAACCCCAAACCACCGGTCCAGGTTGATTTGGCCGGTGTGATCGGTGCGCCTTACGAATTCCTCAAAAAACGGATTTTGGAAGAGGAACAGATCGACCAGAAACGTTCTCACGTGATTTATTCGCGGGACAAGCTTGAAATCACACTCATCATCAGTGAGCATGACCCCTACAACCGGGGCAAAGTTACCGGTAAACTGGAAATTCATCCCACCTTCAAAAAATTTGCAATCAATTCTGATTTCAGATGGAAGCCGGAAGAACTGGGCCAGTTTTTGAAAATGCACCGGGTATTTTTCCCGATCCAGGCAGAGAACATGGATCTTGTTTCCAGGCTGAAAAGCTTTGAAGCAACGATTGAAACTGAACTCAGGCAGGAAAAGAAAGAAAACGGGAATGAAACGGACCTTTATGCAAAGACGGTCAATTCCAATGTTCCCGGTGCCTTTAGAATCAAAATACCGCTGTTCAAGGGACGTGCTGCAGAGGAACTTGAAATCGAGATCTACGCCTCAGTAAACGGGCGGGCTGTTTCCCTGCAGCTCTTTTCTCCGGGAGCAGTCCAGGCTCTTGAAGATATCCGGGACGAAATCATTGACGAACAAATTTCCCTGATATCGGAGCTGGCCCCCGATATTGCCATTATCGAGGTTTAGGTTTATTCAAAGTACGTTAAATCCAAAGCCGGGTATTTTGTATCCGGCTTTTTTATTCTCCCAATGGAACCACCAATTTGTCCCGTTCACCAGGTAAAGAAGTACAGGCGGCATAATTCCACGATATGGACGTGTCCAAAGTGCCTGAAAGAGAAAAATCAGGCCTTGTTAAGGGGATCAGTCCGCACAAGCGCGAAAACCGCAATAAGAAGCTCAAAATACATCAGGCCAAAGAAGTTTAATTTTTACGCGACCACAGCCTGGAAATGGTGCAGCCATTACGTCCTGCTATTCTATGCTGATAAAAATGGTTTTGTGAAATGTGCTACTTCCTCTGTATCCTACCATGTGACAGACAGTCGACTTCATTGCGGCCATTATATCAAAGTATTGGATATGACTAAAACAAACTACGCCGTTGCTTTTGACTTTGTCAACCTTGGTCCCCAGTCATTGGCAGACAATCGTTACGGGGGTGGCCGGCAGGATGTAATGAGAGCATGGCTTGTATCCAGGCACGGAGAACCGGCTGTCAACGATCTTGAAAACAGGAAAAACGGAATCTGTCACCTGGACAAGGCGACGCTGGACTTTTGGGCTGAATACTACAAGGAAAAATTTAAGCAGCTAATAACCGAACGGAATATAAAAGATCCATGGAAGAAGATGAAGAAATCCAAAATGAAACCGAAATGAAAGATCCCGCATTTTTATTCTACAGCAAAGATTACTACGAAGGAACCAGGATGATGTTGCCGGAGGAAAGAGCCTGTTACGTGGATTTAATGATTTACCAGCATCAAAACGGAATCATCCCCAATGATATTCCGAGACTGAAAATGTATTGTTCCGGATGTAGTGAAGAAACTATTCAGAGAGTACTCAAAGACAAGTTCAACCAAATGGTTGACGGTTGGTTAAACCAAAAGCTTAACCATGTGATTGACGAACGGTTAAAGTTCAGGCCGAAAAAAATCGCATCCGCGACCCTGGCAGGTTTAATTTCTTCATCAAAATTGAGCAAAAAAGTAAAGGAAAAGATCAAAAAAAGTTTCCGGATTTCTGATTTTATTTCCGAAAATGAAGAATTCATTACTGATGAAGAATCAATAAAATCAGCCGTTAGAGACTGGTTTAACCAAATGGTTGACCATACGGTCAAGAATTTAGCAATTGCAAATGCAATTGCAATTGAAGATTATAATTTATCTTTTATAGATAAAGAATATTTGGAAGTAGTTACTACCTGGTTGAATTATAAAAAAGACCGGAAGGAAATGTATAAATGCGAACAATCCCTGAAAAGCTTTTTCAAAAAGCTCAAAGACCTTTCCGGCAATAATCCTGCAACAGCATCCCTGATTATCGAACAATCCATGGCCAATAACTGGGCCGGGATATTTCCCCTAAAGAACTATCACTATGGCGCATCAAATCAAACAAATTACCGAAAAGATAAAGATGCAGAAACAATTCGCGCAGCCGAAAACCTGCAAAGAGAACTTGCTGCAGAAAGCCGGAAAACATGACCTGGTACGTTCTAAATTTCCCGATTCCGATAGTTTTACCAATGAGATGAACCACCGGGCATGCCTTGAACGGTACAAGGGCTATGACACGGTTGAAAAGGCAACAAAAAGCAGCCTGATCAAAATATCCGAATTAAAGGAAATCTATTCCGAACGCACACCGGAGTTATTCATCCGGAGTTGGCTCCTGCAGTTGAATCTTTTTGTGAATGTTGAAAATAAACTCAGCGAACATCAGATTATCGAACTCGCCTCTTACATGTACGATGAAATCTACATGTTAAACCTTGCTGAATTAACCCTTCTCTTTAAGCGGATCAAGAACGGTCATTATGCCCCGTTTTACAACCGGATCGATGCAACCCAAATACTGATCATTTGCCGGGAATTCCGGAGAGAACGAGCAAAATACTTTATCGAAATCCAGGATAAGGAAAAAGAGGCAAAGGACTATGAAAACCTCAAAAAAAAGGTTGAATCTGAATTGAAGAAAGAAAAAAAATCATAAACATTTAAAATCAATCATGAGTGTAAACAAAGTTATCCTGATCGGAAGATTGGGTCAGGATCCCACTATCAGAAGACTTGACACGGGTATCACCGTAGCAACCTTTTCCCTGGCTACGGATGACGGCTATACCTCAAAAACCGGGGAGAAAATCACGACAACCGACTGGCACAACGTCGTCATTTGGGGAAAGCTGGCCGAGATCGTTGAAAAGTATGCCGTCAAGGGTATGAAAGTCTTTTTATCTGGCAAACTGAAAACCCGGACATGGGATGACAAGAACGGGGTAAAGCACTACACCACGGAAGTGATCAGTGATGAGTTTGAGATCCTGGAATGGCGAAATGAATCAGCCACTACGCCCAAACCGGAAGCTAAAACGGCATCCGGAACGCCTGTGAGTACTTTTGAGTCTCAACCTGATCCTAACGACGACCTTCCGTTTTGATAATTATTCACAATCAAACCGCACAAAAACTTATGAAAACAGCATTCTGCATTGTAATATCATACCTGGTATTACTTTTCCTTGTACTTGCCTTTAACCGGGGCGCTCACCAAAAGAAGAAGCCGTACAACCCGGCTGACTGCGATTAAACACAAACTGAAACAACATAACTCAATACTGCCATCCGGGAGGGTGAACGGGAAATTCTTACATTAAAAATTAATGCAATATGGCACGTGATATCTTTAGTAAAGAATGGATTACGAAGAATTCAATTGAAATAGTTAACCGTTACGAAAAGGGAATATTAACCTTAAGAGGACTTCATTACCAGCTTGTATCCATTGGGATGACAAATTCCCTGAAGCATTACAAGAGAGTAGTATCAGCAATGATTGATGCCCGCTGGGGCGATCTTGTTGACTTTGACGCTTTTTCTGACCATGACAGGTCGATGATCGGGCAAACAAAATTTGAGAGAACCGATCTGGATGATTCTATAGAAGAGGCAAAGCATCAGATTGGTTTGTGGATGAAAAACTACTTCAAAAATAGGTGGGAAAATCAGCAATACTATCCGGAAGTACTTATTGAAAAAAAAGCTTTACAGGGAGTTTTCCAAAGTGTATGCATCCGAAACAGGGTCGCTCTGGGAGCATGCAAGGGGTACCCGTCATTGACATTTTTGAATGAAGCTACTTCGAGATTTCGCGAAGCTGAAAGACAGGGTAAAACACCAATAATATTATATTTCGGAGATTACGATCCTTCCGGTGAAGATATCCCGAGATCAATTCAGGAGAATATTATCCGGTTAGGCTGCGAAAGTATCGAATTAAAACGAATCGCATTAATGAAGGACCAGGTACTTGAATGGGGCCTGCCTCCTGCTCCGGCCAAAGAATCAGATAGCCGTACTGCCAATTGGACGGGCCTGGGACAGGTGGAACTTGATGCCGTAAAGCCTGAGATGTTACAAACTATGTGTCAGGACTCTATTGATGAAGTATTCGATTATTCCCGGTATGACGAGCTGATTGAATCTCAAGAAACCGAGCAGGAAGAATATCGGAAACAATTGAGGACGTACATCGATGAATTGTAACCCGCAAATTTTAAATCAATAACCAATGAAAGGGATATGTTTTCAACAGTCGTTATTCCCTAAAGTAGTGGACGGCTATAAAACAAAGACAAGAAGAATAATTACTTGTCCTAAAAATGCCTTTGGCATACAGGTAAGTAAAAATAAAAAAGGACAGGTAACCGGGGTATTCGCTCTTGATGAAAATGAGAGAACCGTAAAGCCTGGAACCGAAATGGAGTGGCGAATCTCGCCACGTTACAAGCCCGGAGAAACGGTATTTCTCAAAGAACCGTATTGCATTGATCTAAAAGGCAATATTGCATATAAATATCCTCCGCAAAACATTCTTCTGAATTTTGGTAATGTGGAGTGGAAAAACAAACTCTTTATGCCCAAAAGCGCTGCGCGTTACTTCATCAAAATAAATGGCGTTCGGGTAGAGAGACTCCAGGATATTTCAGAGGAAGACTGCATGGACGAAGGAATAACATTTGAATTTAAAGAGGTTGCAAAGCCTGCTTTGGGATGCGTCCTGACAGCCACGGTGTGTTACAAAAATGGAGATGGTAAAGAGTATGAAAGCCCACGTGAAGCGTTTGCCACCCTTATTGATTCTATAAACGGGAAGGGGACATGGAATTCCAATCCCTTTGTTTTCGCGTATGAATTCGAACTAATCAGCAATCAATGAAAAACAAAGACATTTATTCATTAAGAAATGGAGACAAAGTAAGCCACAAGCATTATGGTGTTTGCATTGTCGATCGTGTTATCGAAGATTTCGGTCCAGTACTTATTCCAGAGTCCAGGGAAGGGCAAGCGTTACTAAGTTATCAAACAGGGATGCCAGCAGGAACTCCGCTTTTAGAGACATCATCTAGGTTAATAATCGGAAAACTAAATCAATAATCAATGAAAGAAATGTTAGAGGAACTTTTATCTGAATACCAGAAAAAGTACGACACAATTAAAGGCGAGTGTATCGAGCTCATGAAAGCAGGTAAGCCCTGGATTGAACACACCAAGCCTGCAGCCGGATTAAAGATGATGATTGACCACCTAAAACAGCAACTTTCAAATTATCAATCAAGATGAAACGGATTTGGCCAGCCGACAGAAAATAGGCTGATCCATTTAATTGTCGGTTGGCTGTTTATAGAATTACTCCATGGACCATTGGACTATAAAGAATGAAAAGGGAAGAATCTAGTCTGTATTTGTTCCTCAGGATTCTCCTTGGAATAATGATATTCTTTTAGAGCCATTAAACGAAAGTAGGCTCAAGATTAATTATTGCTTATTACTAAAGCGAAACAATTGCGATAAAAAGTTATATTTATCTCTTTGTACTCTTTTAAAATAATAAAATTTCTCAAGTGATTGAAATTCAATCACTTCATCAATTGAATTAAAGTTGATCATTTGTAATGCATAATTTATTAAATATTCGCGATTCTTCCTGGCTGAAATCGGTGGAGATATCCTAATCCACTTGCATTTACCTACTTTGAGATTGTTGTTAACAAGTCCTATCCAGCTCCCTGAAAATATGAATCCTAGAGCATCCGCCTTCATCGAAATGGCTCCGATACTATGTAAACGAGAAACCGTTGTTTGATATGACAAGACAATAACACGTTCTTTAACAAAACCTGTAAACTGGTAGTTCCCCTGATTCTCTCCAAGATTGCTATGACTTTTTCTGTCAAGCACTGCTACACCATTTATCTTCCCTGTCAATCTATTCGCCCAATGTCTACATCTAACATTTTCAATTAAATAATTACCAATCGGAGGAACCTCCGTAATAGAAACATATTGACCAGAATATATCCCAAATAATGACCGCACTAACTTTGAAAATGAGTGAAGAAGCGAAACAACTACTATTGATACAACCGAACTGGCTATAGCTATGAACCATGAATTCTGAAATATATTATTCATAATAATTTATGGCTGTTTTTGTTCTGAAATATAAACGGTTGTCTTATTCAGTTTGTCAATAAAATTGTGATTCACTCCTATCAGTGAAAAGACTTAAATTAATCACATATCAATTTTCAGGTTTAATAATTGGGATTAGTACCGTGTAGATCGGCAAAAGAATTGCAGCAAAAACATTGTTAAACAATCCACTTTGTTCAAAAGGGCCTCCAATAGCGTAACTCCAAACCACAAAAGATAAGGTGGAGATAATGAGTTGGGTGGACTTCATTACTTTCAATACTCTCCAGAGGTATAACGGAGTCAATAACAAGCAAACGACAAAAACAAACCAGCTAATCCATTCAGCAACAGATTGCGTGTTTGTGATATTAGCAAGAGTGAGATATAATCCAACAATTTCTGCCGGAATATATTTCAACAGCCGATTAAAATAATCGTCCTTACTTTCGATGCTTACGACTTTAATGTTCTCTTTGTCCTGTGATTCTTCTGATCTTGCATATTCCCTTGAAGATGCAACTGAATCTTCCAACTCATAAAAATAGGACAGGTCTTTTTCGGTGACTATTTGTCTTCCCATAAAGGTTTGTTTTTGATGGTTTTGCAATCTTTTAAAGATCGGACTAACAATTCTATCTATTTGTAAATCATAAAGGTCAAATGAAAGTTACGGTAACTAAATGGGAATTCAAATAGAACATAAGGAAAAAATCTTAATCATCTTCTCAAAACAATCATGATCATATTTTAATCAGGAAACGCATAAAAAATTTATCATTAACCACTTAAGCAATAATGAAAACACTCGAACATTACGCCAACCAAATCAACATTCCGGTTCATACCATAAAAGGGACAACCCGCAAACAAGAAGTAGCCATTGCCCGGGCAGTATACTGGAGATATCTCAACAGGAAAGGACTGAAGATGGTTGATATTGCAGCCATGTTTAATCGAAAGGCGCATTCAACAATCAGCAGCGGAATAAAGCGTGCTGAAAATCTCATCTCATGTAACGATGAAATCGCTGTTCCATTTCTCAAAGCAGTTGATCCGTAATCATTTTTTTGCATCAAGTCCGGATTCAACATTTTTACCAACTTATTTTTATCAAAAAAAATGGCAAGATTTTCTATACCAATCAAAGGAATTTCCACAACAAGCGCCTACGAAGAAGGTGCAACCCGTTCACTGGTCAATCTACGTCCTAAAAACGGTGCGATGCATCCTGTTTCGCCCAGGAAGATTCTCCAGGATTTATCTCAGAGTTATAATATCGTTTTTGTACACCGGGGCAACGATTACGAAAACTGGATTGGCACTATTGGCGGAACCGTTTACTACGACATCCGGGACGCAAACCCCGATGCAATAACCGTCATCGGTACGTCAGTCAACGGGATTGAGCAGATAGGCAATACCTTATCAATCGTTACGGATGATTCTGTATTCTACTTGTTTTTCCGCAATGGTCAATACCGGTTTTTGGGCGAAATGCCGCAATGCCCGCCGCTTAGTTTCAAAACATCCACGGTAATGTCACACGCTAAATATTATTTTATTAACGAGTACGGTCACGGAACGATAACCCGAACGACTGATAACTTTTTAAAATCTGCAAAAGGGCTTATAAATAAGGCGATGGACGTTTTAGTTAACGGCGGAGTTGACGAAAACGGCGATCCTATAGCTGCACAGGGATACCAGCTTTTTGATGCTTGCTTTGTCCGCTACGCCTTCAGGCTATACGACGGAACCCTGACAAAGCATTCTCCTCCTATCCTGATTATGCCTGTCAGGAACATACTCGATCTTAAACGTTTATACTATAATTTTGATGCGGCCGGAGAACTCGACGATGCATCATATACCGACGTGTACGGGTATCGTATTTACACATGGTTTGACTTGACCGGGTTTTCCGAATGGGCGGATATCATACAATCAGTTGATCTTTTCATGTCCGCACCCCTTGGCATATCTCAGGTTGATAATATAAAAGACCTTCCCACAAGCTCATCGGCAACATTCTGGGACCGCCAGGCGATAACTCTGATTCCTGCCGAGGCGTTAAAGAATGTTGCGAATACTTCCAGCTTCTATCTGGTTAAAAGTTTTGAATTAGGGACGTCAGCAAGCGTACTAAGCCCTTATGAATTCCTGTCTGAAAACAAGGATGTTTCTTCCGCAGAAAATCTGATACAGCAGGAAGTAATGACCGATGATAATTTTTCAAATCACAAATACGGGGCTAAAGTAAGTTACGCCTATAACAACCGGCTCCATCTGGCCGATATAAAAACAACTTTTTTTAAAGGATTTAATCCGGATTATTTTCTATGGCTTGATGCGAATGTTACCACGTACGGCAATTATAACGGATATAAATACGCGGATGCGCCGGGTCCGATTTGGGACAGTCTTTTGATCGAAGTTGAGATTAATACAGGTCTTGCTAACGAAAAGGTATATAAAGGATTATACAATACTGACGCTTCCGGCATTTATAAGCTGTTCTTGAGCGGGTTTATATCATATCCTGATCCGCGGGCAAAGAAGCTCACTGTATACAGGCATTCATCAGGTAGCTGGTACAAAGTATTAGCCGTTAATCTTAAGGAACACAACTTCCTGAACCTTGCCTATTACCTGAATGATGGCTTAAACCCGATTGTCCAGACTACAAATACAGCTCTTTCGGCGTCGCCATACAGTTCGACGCCTGTTACCTTACAGGAAGGTAATAAGATTAAGGTATCTGAACTGTCAAATCCTTTATCATTCCTTAACAAGAACGTCTATCAAGCTGGCAGTGGGGAAATATTGGCCGTAGCAACAAACTCCATGAATGTTGCAGATCGTAACTATGGACAATATCCGCTGTATATTTTCACTACCCAAGGTATCTGGACGCTTGCTGTAGGCACCGGGGAAGTAGTTTATTCTACGTTGTCGGCTCCGACTTACCCGGAAGCTCCTACAACCAAAGTTGTTTGTTCCACACCGTTTGGAGTTGTTTTTACAGGTCCCCGGGGACTGATGCTGATTAACGGACAATCGGTTGAGCTGTTGTCACCACAATTAGAGCAGGCCCCTGTTGCGCTAAATATTGAGAAGCCCGACCAGGTAACCGGTGTTGTCCATGACCCGTATCAAAGTTCATTCTTGACTTACCTGTCAGCTCTGGATAATATCGCGTACAACCCGCTTGAATCGGAGTTGATCATATCCGATAAGGAATCAGACTTTAATTTCGTTTTAAATATCCCGGCTAAGTTGTTTTACCGGTCTACGGAAAAGATCAGTTTGATCATAAAGAATACCCCGGCCAAATTGCTGGTACTGGAAGGGCAAAAGCTGAAAGACTTTTCTGAAGCTAACAGCTCAACAGCACATATGAGTTTTATAACCAGGCCACTCACTTTTGGCTCAGAGGATGTGAAGAAGTTGGAGCGGATGATCCTGCGGGCTACGATCTATGAGCTGAATACGCCTGTTGTGGGCAAGGCCGCTGTTTGTATGATACATCACTCGAACGATGGCGCACTATTCAAAGGGACCCGCGGGCTACAGATGAAGCCGAATAACCTGAGAGATATCGATATGGGACTTATGGGATCGGTCAAATTCCGACAATTTTTGTTCTCTTTTGGCGGGCAAGTCAGCGATGGAACAGAGATTCAGTTTATCGATGTATTGGCAGATAACGAATACGGTAATTCAAAAATGAAATAACTATTTATCACCATAGTGGCCCATGGCTGAAATAACCAAGACAGTTATTTTCTCATCGTCAACGGAATAGACCATGCGGTGTTTTTGCGTGATCCGTCTTGACCAGCATCCTTTGTACCCGTGCTTCATTTGTTCGGGTCTCCCCGTTCCTGTACGGGGATGTTCTCTTAGTTCCCTGAGAAGTTCTTCAGCTTTTTTGAACGCTGCCGGTTCATTTTTCTTTAGCTTAGAAAGGTCCTCTGCAGCCTCCTGCGTAAAGCAGATTTTGTAGCTCATAAACTGTCAAGAAATTTCGTGAGCTCTTCTTCTGTCTCTACCGTTGTTACTTTTCCTTCCCGGGCCTGCCGCATCGAGCGGTCTATTTTTTCGAGCATTTCCGGGGTAAAATACAAGTCGTCGTCATCAATCGGGGTCAGTACATAGGCCTGTTTCCTGCCCCTTTTGATGATTACTTTTTGCCCCTTGTCCGCCAGTTCGAAGAAGCTTTTTTGTTTCTCCCTGAACTGTCTCGCCGTTACCTGTAATACCGCCATATCTTCAAATTTTAAATGTGTACCAATTTTGGTTCAAAGTTACAAAAAAAAACAGAAAAAGGCCATTGCGATTACTGTAACATCCACAATATAGTTCTTAGCCTGTATGATTCCCGTGTTTTCGGGAGAAAGGCCGCTAAACTGTGCGCTGAGAGGAATATCGAACCGGGAACTATCCCAAGCAAGCGATATGGCACAAAGCACACCTACCCGGTTGATATTTTGAAAGAAGTTTTCACGTAAAAAAAGAGGGGCTTTCACCCCTCTTTTCCAATTAAACCACATCGCTAAACTAAATCAACCTGCCCGCAAATATTTCTTCGCATACTTTAAATATCTTTCCTTTGCCGCCTTCCGGTCTTTTGAACTTACCTTATTATTCCGGCTCAGTGCCGTCTGATAAAAACTCTCCCTCTCCAACTCCAGCATGGTCATTCGTTTCGGGAGCCAGCCTTTTCGCTTGCATTTATCAAACTCCTTATTGTTTATCGAAACAAGCTTATCACCTGCAGATAATTCCAGTAACATGATAAAATACCGTTTATTGAAAGCCTTTTGCTTAATATCGGCCAGCTTAATAGCCAGGCTCATTTTAATTGAGTGCCGCCAGTAAAACAACCAGTTTTGAAACCAGATCCGGTATTCTTTGAAATCCAAAGCAATCTCTTTAATCATAGACATCTTTTTTGCAAAAATAAGCCAGTATTATCTGTCAATAATGCGTTCACAACCAAATGTTTTCGACATCATATACTTGATTCTCCAACAAGCCTTGCGGGAGTATATTTCATTTCTTCAATAACAGCCGGAAGGGGTAATTTATAACAGATATGCCCACCAATCATCCGGGTCATTATAATATCATCGTGCTTTCCTTCCTTGGCGCCATATTTTCCATTCTGTTTTTTCTCATAAACCCTTGCTTCGTTAAGCGCCTCCGGGTTTCTTTCCTTATATCCTCTCTCGCGGAGCAAAGCGACAAAATTCCCAACGATCATCGGCTTTGTACTCCGGTTTGTATGAAAGCCGTATTCGATGGGCGCTCCTTCCCGGATCTTGTCTGCCGGAGTCCTGGAATATAGATTCCCGTAGTAATCAGTGATCGTATCAAAGATAAATTCGGCATCGTCTTCCTTATCGTCCGTATCGTATGTATTGCTTTCCACAACCAGCAGGGCGTTGTTGTAAAATTCAGCAACCATGGCCGCAATCCAAATAGCGATATCCTTGTCAATCCTGCCACGCCATTCAGCAACAATCTCCGGAACGCCGCCATACTTCATCCAATACCGGTCAAACACCGCGATAACACCCCAGTCTGCCTTTTCTGAAAGTCCTTTCTGCGGGTCAAAGACAACAACATAGCGGTTGCTCACTTTAAAGGACGTATCCGGGAACTCCCATACCTTTAACTTATCTCTTTCACCACGGGCCTTCAATTTTGGATCGGAAGTCTGGATGTCCTCCAGTGCATCTTTGTTTTCAACAAACCGGATATTCGACAGTATTTCCTTTCTTCTTTTTGGTTCCAGCTTTGCCAGGGCAGCAGGACAGTCTGAAACCAGTTCGCCAATTGCTTCCGGAAGACGGCAGTCTTTCCTTAATGCCTCTACATCTTCAGACCTGAATGCAGGCAATCCGGAATCCTGGAAGGCTTCGATATCGTCAGAGGGGTATTCCTGTTTCATGGTTGCCTCCGATGGCACTTCCGCTCTTTTTAACCTTCGCCAGTTGATATTTTCAAGGGTACAATCCGGTTTATTATTAAAAAGGTTGATCTCGTATTCATTCATTGACCTGATAAAGTCTTCTGTGCTCCCTTTCTTCTTTTTCCCGTTATGAAGAAAATAGTACCCGTTAAAATCCCGGCTGTAAATGTTGATCAGGAACCATTCCACAAACACCGCGTCATAGGCTGTTTCTCCCATCTTTGCCTTTTCCCATTCTTCATAAAAGTAATCCCCAACACCATTTGCCGTACTTTCCCGGGCAACCAACGTATAAGGCTCTGCCGGGATCGACCCCACAATAGAGGTTTCAAGTTTCTGGGGGTTGTTATTGTCCGTGTTGGGGTAATACGCCATTTCAGAAAAATGGACCATCTTGGCATCCTGGGAACGGACAGAGTCAGGTTCTACCGCAGTTCCTACCGTTATCAGGCATCCGCGCTCAGGCACTTCTTTGATATTTTGGGTATTCTGGTAGTTTTTGATCACATGCCAAATGCCACTAACCGGGATCATATTTTTGATGGCCCGTTCAAACATGGCCCGGATCGTGATTGCACCGTCTTTGATGTGAGCACAGATCACGCTGTTCCAGTTCCGTTTATGGATCATCTGGATCCAGAACATGTAAAGCTGAATAAGGGTAGATCCTCCCCACTGCCGTGCCTTAAGCACCATAATACGGATCGGAACGTTAGCTGTTCGCATTCCTTCCAACCGGTCCAATAACCTTCTTTGCCCTCTGTTTAATTTAAAGGGAATATCCCTTGCTGAAATTTTATCCCGGATGGTGATGCAGGTAATAGCAAAAAACTCAAAGTCATACTTATATCGCAGTTCGCAAAAGCTAATCCAGAAGTCCGACCAGAGTTCTTCTGTTACCTCTTTAACTCCGAAGCTTTTATAAACCTCCCTGATAGAGCCATGTTCCTGCAGCAACTTACAAACCTCTTCCTGCATCATCGGCTCCGGGATAAATAAAACGGGAAAGGGAGCGTCCTTTATTTCCAGTCGCACCCTTTCTCCCTGGCACCCTTCCCCAGTCATCTGATCATAAGGGCTGTTTAGTCTTTTCCGCCTGCGGAGGTTCTCTTCTACTATTTTGCTTGCATCGATCAAGATTTGATGATTTTAAACAGCCAGGTCCCAATACTTTTTATCTTTGTCAGGATACTGGTCTTTTTCTTAATGTAAATGAACGCGCCAAGCAGGACAAGCAGAAAAGCAGATCCCCATTTTAGCGTATTGGGGAGCCATTTCGCTTTTGCTTTCTCCACACCGGCCTTTGCCTTTTCCTTTTTCACATCCGCGTTTGTCTGCCCTTTTTCCACACCTGAATCGATCCGGTTATTCTTCACATCGGCTTTTGCATGGATAGCGTTATTCCTAACTTCGTTATTCGACTCCGTGACCGCTTTCTTTTCATCTGCCTGTATTTGCCTTCTCTCTGTTCGCTGGATCTGTCTCAAAGCGGCTTTTAATGTTCCGGCATCGAGATTAGCCTCAATCCGGGTACTGTCTTTCAGATCCAGACAGGAAACTGAGACAAGCTGTTTTCTTCCATGGCAGCCGGCCAACGCAATCATCAGTATTAAGACAATGTTTTTCATGCTGCCCTAAGATTATATCCCCTGAGATAATCGCCGCAGGCCCATGCTTCCCACTCGTCCAACCGGCGAAGTTTCAGCCCCTTCAACTCCTTTTGGGAAGCTGTCGTATAATGGTTAATCCACCAATCCTTGAGCGCCTTCTCATCGGCTTTGGCGTTGATCAGCCTGTAAAGGGTATCGCTTTTCCCGCAGTTGAAGGTATGGAGCAGGAGAGCGTCAAACTGGTTTTGTTCCAGTGTTACTTTCAGCCAGCTGTTAACCTGTGCCTCCCTGACAGCAACATCCTTTTTTAATAACCCTTCCGCTTCTTTTTCGGTCCTAACTTTCGCAAACGGCAGAACGCCGGACAGAGTCGGATATTTCTTTATGTCCAGAAACTTACCGTTCAGAACCATTGCATGCCCGTACCCTTCCGTCCAGATACCCGCGGCGTCAGGTTTGGGTTGCAATCCGATCATACTAAGATCTCCGTCATGGAGGGTTTCGTAACATTTCAGGAATTCAAGGCCTTTCTCAGACAGTTTCATTGTTCTCGTTTTTCAGGTAATCGATAATAGATGCAGTAACCTTTTTCAGGTCATCCTTATTGGAGATAATGCTCCCGGTGAGTTCGGTAATTTTCCGGAGTTCCTTGTCATCCGCCTTTTCATAGATCGATTTAAGCTCGATAAGCCCGACACCAATGGCGCCCACAATAGTTATAATGGGGATCAGCGGGATTGTAAACCCGTAATAGGTGTCCAGGTACCAGATGCAGACAATCTGCATACAGTCAATGATTGACAGGATCAGAAGAAGATTATAGTATTTAACCATCTTTTCCACTGTCCTTCTTAATCCGTATGAGGTTCTGGCTTTGCCTAAAATCCTGGCTTTTCTAACGCCGGACCATAAGTCTGCCATAACCGCTAAAAAGACCAGGGCGTACATGGCGAAGGCAATCCATATAACAATAATCATAGCTTTCATCTTTTTTGAGTTTTTATTTTAGCTCAGTTAACTCACAATTCTTCCTAAAGCATCTACCCATACGTCGGATCCTTTATGGTTTATTTCTATCCCGTCCGTAGCACCTTCTATTGTTTGTTTATCCGAGCAGAAGTATTTATATCCTAAATAAATATTTGAAGCCACCGGTTTTTCAGCGAATGTTCCGGCCGTTAAAGTATCGGCTTGTGACCCGTCTGCTTTGTTCCACCTTGATCCATTCCAGATTATTGTAATGTTTAATGTTGTATCGAAGTACTTTGTACCCCTATCATCAGCAGTAAGAATGGGTCTGTCAGCGGTAGCGCCAGAGCTTAAATTGGAACTTCTGTGAGTAATCCACGTACCGGGTGTCCCGGCATTTATATTCCTGTAGTAACTGATATTATTTAAAGCACTCTCAGTAGAAATATTTTCAATCTTTTCCCCTCTAACGAAAAGCGTTGCCGGTAATGAATCAATTCCCATGGAACTGAAATTCCTTCCGTAGTTTCGTTCAAATGCAAATTTATGGCGAGTTATTGTGTATCCGGTTAATTCGATGGAATGACCATCTGCAAGATCAAGGTTTTCCCACCGGTTATCGCGGATCACCATGTTTCCAAAACTCGTAGAACTGGCTTCAACCCTTGCTATATACTGACAATCGTGAATATCATTATTGATTACATTGATGTTATCTCCACATGCGCGCAGGTAAACGGCATTATGTTTTAAACCACTAAAACTTAAATTTCTGAACGAATTGCCTTCAATATAGATATCCTCTGGTCTGAAGTCTCCGTCATTTAAAACAAAAATACCATGATTCGCCAAATTGTGAAGAATGTTATTTTTTATCGTAACATTGCTTACTCCGCCAGTTATATATATTACCCCCATCGAGATACTTGTACTGAGCCTGATATTGTTCGATTCAAGAATGTTTCCCTCTATTTGAATATTCCGGTACTTATTGGTCCCGGATTCATACCCCTGGATATAAATGAACTTGGCAGCTTTGTTAACCGTATTCCCATCAGCATCATCAATCAAATAGTCGATTTTGCGGAAAATATTGTTTTTGATTACAATGTTTCCAAATTCCTGAACGTTGTATGTATTATACAGACCCTGGAAATCAGGGGCACGAAGCTCAATTCCCACCCTTCTTATATCCGACAATCCACTTAGAAGCGCATCATCGGGAAGGATCGCGAATTCATCAAAAATGTTATCCGAAATATTGGCATAGCTGACAGAACCAGTTATGCCTCTTTCAACTATTCGCTTAAAAAGATTGCCTTTGATAATGATATTCTTTGACCTAACCCCGTAATTCTGCGAAATACTCAAAGTCGCCGGGTGCAACCAAACTCCCCTGAGGCAATCCATAACGGTACAGTCCAAAATACTACCGGAAGACCCATTATAGCTTAGCCCTTCAAGCATAATCCCGTTTTTTGCAAACCGGATAGAGCAATTCGTAATGATAACAGAGTAATTGTGATCATTCTTGATGTTGTAATACGTACCTGTGCTTAATCCTGTACTGGCCTGGATTCCTACATTGCATTCATTAACCTGATCGCCATAAACAGCAGGGATAAACATTTTTTGTGAGGCGGCATTCAGATTCAGTTCGGAACCTATCACATGCAGATTGTCAAGAAGAATATGCCCCAAATCAAAATTATCCGTGTACTCAAAAGGAATGGTTCCGGTTGGGGGAGGCATAATATCAATCATATTTCCTCCGTGTAATCCACCTCCTGCTGCATATTTCAGAGAACGCATATAGGAAAAGAAAGAATTCTGAAATGTAACATTGTAACAGTCCCTTATCTCAATCCCGACATTTATAACCTTCCATAAATAAATATCTTTGATTTTGATATTTTTACAGCTCCGGATCCCAATGGCGTGGTTTCTTCTGTTTGTATTTGCATACCACCTGTTACTGTACGCCGTATATTTTTCAAGATTACCTCCATAATCAGGTGACTTAAGGTCATTATACCCCGTCAGATTAGAGAACTTAATGTTCCTAATTGTGATGTCCTCAATATTAATTCTGGATAATTCGTCAGCGGTTAAATCCCTGCTTCCATCGAGTGTTTTGGTTGGCCATTTGGAAGGATCCCAAACCTCATTAATGTAAGTAGTTGTCCCGAACTGGATCACATCAGGAGACATGAGGTTATTGTACCCATCCATTAGCATCGTCTTAAATCCGTTCCCAACTATACCAGTATGAGAATGATTTACATGAATCCGATAATCAACAACAAATACCCCATCATCAAGTTTTACGATCTTACCCCCAAACATTTGCGAAGCATAAAAAGCTGCGTATAAAGCAAGAGTATTATCCGTATAACCGGTTTGAAGTATATTATCCGTAATCACGCCATCTCCTTTAGCTCCAAACCAAGATGCCTGTATTTGGTCATTTGCAAGTTTACCAGCAAACGTAAAACTTGGAAAAAAAGGAGAATTTATCGAGTACTCGTTTCCTAAATTTTCCTCATTTATAGTCCCTAATAATCCCTTGAAAATATGGTTATCTGCAATGATATTTGTGTTCTGAAATGTTATTTTGTGTCCTTGCGGATATATTCCGGATTGTCTAAATTCAAGCGTGGTTTCTGGAGGGATAACAATATCTTCGTCCAAATCTATATCGGAATTGATGACATATTTCCCTTTTACATTAGCCGCAATAAGTGTTTTTAGTTTTGATAAAGAGTCGCAGATAAAGCCATTATAGTTACTATCTTTCAACCCTATTGTTAGGTTAGATTTAGTCTCTAAATTGACACTATCTGACAATTTTCTTACAACGAACGCGGCTCCGTCCCATACAGGCGTATCACCCTCTGCCAGCAAGGATGGGTCAACGCCAAGCATTGTTTGAAGGTCTCCTTTGGATAAAAATTCCCAATCGCTTTCCTCTGTATTCCACCAAACAAATGTTTGTTTCGATACTACAAAGGCATACCACCCGTATTCGCCGCCCTGTGGATATTTTAGCCACAATTCTTCAATGGTTGTAACAGGATCTTTCAGGTACCTTAAAACAGGTATATTATTAAGGGCTTTTGCCAAATCATATCCTATAGTCGTATCGGTCATATCATCTAATTATTTCAGTTGCTTTTAACTCCAAAACTTTAGCTATTTCGGATTTTTCAAATATGATGAACACCTGACTTGCGCACAGATAGGCAAGCGGTGCAATTAGTTTCTCATTCAGGATTGTTTCATCGCTCAGAGGTTGGATAAGCGGAATGTAGATTGCCTCTTCCACCTGATGAACTTTGCCTTTTGGCAGAGAATAGTATTCCAACGCATCTTTCATCTTCGTTACAAAATTGTCTCCTTCGCGTGTGAGTACGGGCTTGATTGTCCGGATGACAACCGGCCTTATATGGTTTCCACGGGTATATTCATTCGCCTGGACAGAGGCAATCGGATCAGAAAACAAATATGCTGTTTCGACCCTTTTTTGCCATCCTTTCATCTTAAAGGAAAACAGCAAATAGAAGTCAGCCGGCAGCAGGATGAACCCGGTCCCGGTACTGATATCATATGTCAGCTTGCTTGCCGAAAAATCCCGTGATTCAAAGTAGACTTTAGGGAATAACGCTGTGGCTTTTCGCCATGCATCGACAAATACGCTTTCGATATGCTTCTCAACTTTAGTTGCATCCGAATTAAAAAATGCACCGGATGAAATATCATCCCATCCCAGTTCATTCATGATTTGCATTGTGCGCGATATGAAGTCTGCCTTTGTCATTTCTTTTTATGAAAAAAGGCTGCCGGTAACCCGGTACCAACAGCCTTTTTCGGTTAAGTTTTAGAAAACATCAAACTTTTAAGTTTGGAAATATGATATTCAGCTCTGCGGCTTTTTTGAGAATATTATCCGGAGTATTAAGGCTTTGATGAGCTACCTTATAAGGATCTGCGCGCAAATATTCCTTTGCTTCCTGGATATTGGTAATCTCAGGAACTTCTGTCGTCCCTCCAGGGGCAGGTGTTTTTTCCTTTTCAGCTTTTTTTGCCTCTCCGAATGTTTCTGCCAGGACAACAAATCCGGCTTTAAAACGCTTATTGGTTTCAAGCGCTGTTTGAATCTTTTCGTCCGAGGTGATAAACTCACTTCTCGGTCCGATAAGTTCAATAAACATTTCTTTACCTCCAACTTCTATGGGAAATACAAGCTGTACTCCCGTAGAAGATCTATATCTTTTTGTAGCCATTATGCCACTTTGTTAAAGTAAACACGAACGTGCGCTTTCGGATTCTTAAGAACCAATCCGCAAGGCTCAATCAGACCCCGGCCATCAGAGTCGGACTGCCCGGATTTACGGAAGTCGAAGTTGTTAACCTTCCAGCCCATTGTCCATTTACGCAGGAAGTCGGCGTCAAGAACAAACCCGCAGGCAGACATTCCGATATCGTCCAAAGATTGGTCGTGAGCGATAAGCAGCATCCCGAATTTTGACACGATAGAACTGAATTCAAGCCCGTGAGCCTTCTGCCTCTCGCCAACATACACGATCCTGTTATACTCAACCTGTTCCAGCTTTTCGAGCAGATCGCTCCCGACGATGAATACCTTTTTCTTCCCCGAAGCATTCCCTGTAAAACTGGTCTTCATAAACGTTACCATCTTATTGATAGTCACAGTACCGTCGAAGTCAAATTCTTTTCCGGCCTGTGTCCATATCCCTTCAGTAAAGTAAACATCTTCATCCTTTTTATTGTGCTTGTTGGTAACCTTGATACGTCCTTTTTTGCCCTTCCAATACGACACATTCTGAACACGTTTCATATCAAAAACAGCTTCTTCCTCTGCATCGGTAAACTCCCAGTCTGTCTCCTTATCTGCACGTTTAAAGATTTCAGACATTTCAACCTGGGCCATGAACTTCTGCAGGTACTGCGTAAAGTCTGTCGGAACTCCGGAATAAGGATCAGTCTGGATCTGGGTTTCAGATCCGGCCCTGCCACCCCTAAGTAAAACGGTATTCAGTGCAATGGCCGGTATTGTCATACCATCAGCGCCCGTCCCGTTGACTGCTGTAACCAGCGGCTTCTTTGCGGCGTCGTGACCTGTAACATACAGCATCAGATCGTGGTCGGGATCAACCGTAACATGATCATCTTTATAGCCTGAAACACCTAAACATATAATGGTTTGCTCACTGGCAAAGACCTTGTTATTTGATGTGGTCAGCGCTGTCTGGGAATCACCGCCGGCATAAGCGGCGGTAAGTGTGGCAGTCATATCAATTACATCGATCGCGTAATGCCGCACAGTCTGGTTGTCGCTGGTTTTAACATCTCCGGTATGCCGCGAAATCGTATCCAATACGACGTCATGAGGCCGTATTTTGGTAACCTTTTTATCAATAGTATCAAGAAGTAAATCCGGCGAATTGGTCCTGGTTTCCGTTGCAGTAACCATGGCGTCAGTTTCAACAGCACCACCACCGGCAGGAAGAATGGCCTCGGCCGTAAGCATACCGCCGTCACTTACTCCGAAAAAGGAGCAAAGCAGCATGAATACAAATAACAGCAATCCACTGTCTTTAAGTTTCTTAAACAGATCTTTCATTTTAGTCAATTTATTATTAAACATCTTTTAATTCATCAAAAAAGCTTTTGTTCTTTTTCATTTGTCCCGGTTTATTCCTCCCCGCACCGGAGGAATTCCCCAGGTCAGGAACAGGGGCGCTTTCCGTTTTCTCCTTCATTTTGGCCTCGATCTTTTGGTTCTTTCCCTCAATCATCCCGGTTTGTGCGGCCTCCTGCACATCTTTGTCATAGCTTAGTCCCTTATGGGCCAAATCAATGAGGTTGTCGGGAATATCTCCCATCAGGATGCTTTCAGCCATCTGCACAACGGCATTGTGTACCTGGTCCAATTGATCTTCAGTCAGGGAATTGTCTTTCCCGTATTTTTCAAGCCGTTCCTGGTATTTGGCAATATTTTCCATGGCCTGAGCCTGCAATTTTTCGCTTTCAGCCAACCGGCTCAGGTTTTCCTGATACCCCGTCTCAAAGTCGTTAAGAGCTTCCCCTTCCAGGTCGAAGGGTTCTTTCCCGTAAACATTGGCAACAGCGTAGGGAAGTGATTTGGGTTCATCTCCAAGAAGAATGGAAATTACAGCAGCCAGTTTCGGATCTTTGGCGATCCGGTCCGCCAGCCTGGTATTGGCATCGCTTAATGATTTATGCCTTCCTTCAAGGTCCGAGTATCGTTCGTGGGCAAATCCCAAAAGATTGTCATCGTCCGGATCATCCTGCATATCAGGGTTGGCCGATTTGTACATTCCCAGGATAGCTGCACGCCCCTTCGGGGGGTCATTTGTCATTTCTTTTTCAATATCAGCCATGATAAATTTTTTAATTACTCACAGCAAAAAAAAGAAATCACAACTCCTTTGTAAGTCATTGGTGCGAAAACAGCTACCCATGTCGAAAAGTGCCGTTTCCAATGTCGAAAACAAACACCCCCATCACCCGAAAGAAAACTTTGCGTCCCTGTAATTTTGTGAACATGAGATTATTCTACGAAGAAGAACGAAACGAAGATTTCTTTAACGTATGTGAGTCGATACGCAAAGAATCGGGGTCTTACATATCTGTTTCTGATATTGTAAAAAAGGCCATCCATCATCCCGCAAAGTCATTCTACCTTTCTGCCCGTGCCTGTTATGTGATCATTCGAAGGGCCAGGCATGCCAGACCAAGATTAGATGCAAAGTATGACCTTTACACCGAGATTTATACCCGGCATATCGAGCTGTCAAAAGAGAATCCACAAATGGCTGTTTCTCAAATAGCAAGGATCATTTCAGAACAAAGCGCCCCGCGGTTTTACATATCAGCTCCCCGGGCCATGAATCTGTACTATCAACTCCTTAAAAAGCCGAGCCTTGTATGAAATATGTATTCGTACTTGTATTTATCCTGGTATATGTCTTCTTTGGGAGCGAGCTGGGATACACAAACACATCGCCATTTTATACTCATATCACCTACTTGTTTCAGCATGCAGGTTTAATTCACTTAATGGTCAACTCGCTGGCTTTTGTGGGAATCTTCCGTGCCACGGAACGACTAATCAGTAAATGGATCCTTATTTTAGCTTCCTTGACCGGAGGATTTCTGTTATCATTTCTTGCAGCTGATGATCTTCCAACCGTTGGCGCCTCCGGCATGATCTATATGATGACCGGGCTGTATGTTGGCATAACAGCTTTCAGTAACGGGATTAAGATTTTAAACTTAAGAAAGTACGTGATATTCCTGACAACAGTGGTTATCGCCTTAACCGTCAGCTCTCTTAGTAAAACCAGCAATCATATCCTTCACTCACTGTCTTTTTTGACGGGAATATTTATCTACGCATGCTGTCGATTAATAAAGGAAATGAGATTTCCCGATGGTAGAAGAATTTTTAAATAAAGAATATGCCCTAACCGGCTGGCCGTTCTTTCGCCTGGTAGAGGTACTGAACAAGTTTGGAGAACCCGGGCGAAACGAACTAAACCAGCTGGCCAGGGAAAGGAAAGTAAGGAGTAGGGGAGGAATGAACGGAAAACTGATTGAACTACTAAAATGATAATCATCCGGAACAGCCGCAGCATCTCAAACGAATGACTTCAAGATAAAAAGCCAGGTAACCCCTGGCTTTCTTCTTACCAATATCCTGTCCATCTTCGTATTCGGCCAACCCGTACACTGAGTAAAGCCTTTACCTCAGTTAGCACCTTACCAGCCCGTTCGAAAAAGGTAGCTGCGTCACCGGGCAATTTGGTTTCCAACCAGCGATACATGATATATGAAATCAGGAATTGCCTGATCTTGATATCAACCGGTTTAACCAGGTGAAAATTGAAGTCATCGGGCATAATCAGGCTAAAGGTATAATCCCGGTTCTTGGAAAAATCCTGCGTTTCAAAATATTCAGGTTCAACGGGAATTTCCTTCATGTAGGCAGACAGGGCCGGAGTCACTTCGGCCTGCGCGTCGAAGAACAGTTCCCGGAATTTTGGCAGATATGCTTCATCAAAGACCATCTGTTCAAACAAACTGTTTCCGTCCTTGTCTGCTTTCCGTATAGCCAAATGGGAGGCTTCCTGTTTTACGCCCTGGAAGATATTATCGTGCGAGTAAATAAACGTTACCGGTTTCATATTAAGCGGCTTTTCTGGTTAACATCTGCTGAACGATCGGGCTTGTACCCTGCATAACTTGCTGCCCGATATCCTGCGGCACGACCTGTCCGCCTTCAGGAGCTACATTGCCGGCACCTATCTGACCGCCGCGCGCCTTGATCGACTGCAGCAACTTATCGGCAAACGGGAAAGCCCCGTTTTGAAGTACTTCTTCCAGGGATATTTGGCCGGTATTGTATATCTGCATCAAAAAGTCATTCATAACCATCCGATAGGCAGGGGTAGAAGTACTTTCTGTTATCGAAAGATCGAATTCGGCATTCCGGACCTTTTGCGGATTATACACCATCCTTTTGCCCTGTGCACTGTTCCCGCTGATATTAATATACCGTGGCTCGGTATAGAACTGCTGGATCAGCTTCATATTCTTCATATCCCGTTCTTCCCTTAATTCCCGGAATGCTTCAAATATTTCGGTAAGGGATGTTGATGAATTCTGCGTTTGCTGCATATAAAGAGATGCTGGCGTTCCTGCTTTGGGCGCCTGCCCTTGCAGCGCTCCCTGTACTCCGGATATGTCCTCGAGTAGTTTAAGCTGGATCGAGAGCATATCCGTTATTCCTAACTGCGATACGTTGGAAACAATTTGCTGTGGCAACGGGACGCCTGGCTTTGCCTTAAAGAGGATAACACCGTTATACCTGGCCCATTCGCTGGCATATCGCTCTATGGGCCACCCGTCAGGCAGGTCATCCGGGACGGCCAGTACACCTTTGGCAGATGATCGGATAACAAAGTCCTGTAAAGTGATCAGCCGGTTAATGTAACGGTTCTGATCAATAAAGTCGCTGACAAACGGGAAAACCTGACCATCATAGAAGGGGTACACCTTAAATGAATATGGGTGTGATTCATGCCAGAAAGGTGTTTCTCCTTCATCCAGAACATCGCCCTGCGGCGACATGTAATAGTAATACCAGTAGTTATCGATAAACCAAACGAATTTTATCAGCTTCATATCTTTGGGCGCAATTCCCTGGGCTGCCTGATCTGCCTTGCGGATTTTATTCTCTTGGGTTAATTTGCGCTCATCTTCCAGTTCAGCTTTGTAGAACTCTCCGGTCAAAGCATCATGGACCAACAGCCTTTCTTTGCTTTCTTTCTTCCATATTTCGATCACCCGACACCTGGTCTCATCGGTGGGGATAAAGAAATCCAAATGATTCCTTAGGTTTTCCCTCAGGTTATCCACATAGGCGATTGTCCGCTCCCTGTTGCAACCGGCATAGATCCTTCGTATTTCTTCTGCTTTTTCACGCGAGCCGTGTGAGAATTGCGCCATCACGTCATACAGGCCCACGTCGTGTATTTCACCGATCAAATGGCAGTCCCAATGGCGGGGATCCTGCATATGGTTGTCAAAAAACAACCTGTTCGGATTAACCAGGTTATCCCAAACATCCATGGAGCCGTTCCTCCACCCCCATGTGCTTTTAAAAGCGCCAACGCCGGTAACGATAAAATACAAAAGGCAATTGCTATCCAATCCCCACAACTTGTTACGCTGGTAAACGTACTGGAGGGTAGCGGACATCATTTCCCCGTCAGACTGCTCATCCCGGTCTCTGGCCGTACACACCGGTTCAGTCTGCATACTTTGAAAAACACCAATAACGGACCGGGCAATTCCGCGGATCCTGTTATTTTGAAGCGGTATACTGCCCTGATTCAATATATTCCGGCGTTCGGTTATCGATCCCGGACCGTCCGGATTAGGAATCCGGTCTCCCCATTGATCCGAAAAGGTGTACATTTTGTTTCTTTCGGCCATTTTCCTGAAAGAGTCGAGCCCCGTCCATGCAGTAAAGGCGTCCATTAAAACAATATTGTTTTTCCTGGTATCCCCGCTTTTTGCCGTGTCAATCTTCTCCCTGTCCTTTTTCTCTTTAGGGAAATACTTTGCAGCCAGCTTAACGTTTGCCTTGATCATGATTATTCTGTTTGGTTGTTAATACTGATTACCTCTTTTTTTAAGTTTGAGATTACTTTTTCAAGTTCCTTCTGGTCCTGTCCGTTCAGCTCTTTGAGATAGCTTTCATATCGTTTGATCGATTTAATAATAGGGTCTGTCCGTTTTAATCTTTCCACATCAGACCCCATACTTTTTATCTTGTCAGAGAACCCGCCAAGGCTTAATTCTCCGGATGCAGCCTGATCGCGGTACCCCTTTATCTTTCTGTCCACTTCCTGCATTTGGCCGGATACCTTGTAATATTTAGAATTCAATCCATTACCTGACACCTGCAGGTCATCAGAAGAAGTATAGAAAGTGCGCAGGGGAGTTTCCCTTGCCTTTAACTCAAATTCTCCGGTTTGTGTCCAGTCGTAGGTTTTACTTGCGATATCCAGTCCTTGTTGGGCCACATTGTAAAGCCCGCCGAAGTATCCTCTCATGATATGATTCAGCTTATCGGGGTTAAAACTGACCAGTCCTTTTTCCACCCCGTCACCTCCGGTAGCCCGGTCCAAATCGGCAGCAATCCGAACCAGGAAAGAAGGCGCGTATGGTTCGCCCCGTTTGTTTGTTCTTACCTTTAAATAACCCGGTTTATTCGGATCAGCCCATTCATTCCATATCCTGCCGCCCATGAAGTTTTTGTTTTCGGCAAGGTTGGCAAAGGGACGAAATACATCCGGAAGCAGGTTTGACCAGGATTCTATTTCCAGTGATCCCATTGGATTGGCCGGAATAAGATCGGCAAATCCAAGCGACACATCAAGAATCGATTGTGCCACATCCTTTTGCCCGAATGCAGACTGATAAATCTCATCACCCATTTTATTGAATACCCGCAATTCGTGAGGTAACGGGATCTTAATAAAACCTTTACCGGTGTATATGCAAAGGTTATTCTGGCGTTCCCAGTCACTCAGTTTCAAGTATTCATCCAGTCCGTCATCACCGCCGAGAAGAGAAGCTACCATGGGCATCAAAAAGCCGGTCATGGCATAAGATGAAACAAGGAGCGCTGTCTTACCGGGATTCTTCCCGGCTACTTTGGTAAAATTTGACAAAGCCTGAATCCCTGCATTGACAAACAGATAAAGGGGCCTGATCCATTGGGATCCGTAGCCTCCGGCACCTGAGCGGTTAAAGTTTACTGTAACTTCCTTCGCATCGGAAACCGACCGGACAATACCCCGGCCCTGTTCCCGGGAGGTGATATAAACCGATAACCGGGATAAGTTCTCCGCGAACTCATTAAAAGAGCCAATCGTATCAATCAGGTATCTAAAGACATTCTTTTTGTCGCCTTTCTTCAGTTCCCGCTCAATCTTCTTTTGGATTGTCTGAAGTTCTACCAGGTGAGAAAATCCGGTCTTTGCCCCGTTCATGATATATTCCACCATAAACCGGTCCTCGGCTTTACTCAGGTCCGCTTTGCCTCTTAAATATCGCTGCAACGCCCCGGCTGATTTCAGAATGTTTCGCTGGAATTGTAATGCATACAGCGCATTTTCCTTCACAGAAAGGATGGACGAGGCAAAAATATAGTCACGGGAAAAGTTAGATAAAACAAAGACCGGGTTCCTCGTGGTAAAATTGGCCGCCATCCATTTCGATCTTTTAGCAAGCCATTGAAGATCCTTGTGCAGATCTTTGGAATTCATGCCGGTAATAGCCCTGGACACAGCAGGATTGGCGTTAATGTAAACAACGTGTTCAACGCCATTCTGGTAAACATGAACCTCGTGTTGCTCCGCCTGTGAAGGTTTAATAAACAGTCCGCCGATATTCAGCTTTGCTCCGCTTTGGAATGCAAGACCCTGTTCGGCCAGTTTTTTCATCTGCTCTTCGAATTCCTCAATATTCTCTCTGAATGTTTGGGCATCATCCGAGTAAGCGGGAGACCGGGATTCAAAAACGGGTTTCCCTTCGTTGTTAACCCCGGCCTGTACATACCATGTTTTGCTTGCCTTTAACAATCCTGTTTTGTCCTTACCGGCCAGTCTTAACAGCGTTTGGTTGAGCAAATTCCTGTTGGAGGAAGTAACTGCGCTTTGAGCCATTTGACTGATAAAGGCAAACGGGCTTTCAGACCTTGTTTTTCTTCCCCTTGCCACAAGTAAAGGAGCAGAAAAGTAGGTCCCCATATCAGGACTGTAATCCCACCTGTCCTCCGCCGTTTCTGCATCGTGACCGCGAAGGGGAATGTAATACCGGTAACGGGCAATAAGTTCGTCATAGGTTTTCTTGTCAATCAATCCGCCTTCAAGCTGCTTTTTTAGTGCAAACGATGTGGCCTCTTTGACTTTGCCCCAGAAATTATCAAGAAGTTTTTGGCTGCCTGTCTTGGCCTCGAAATCGCTTATGAATTCTTCGGCTGACATCTCTACCTCTTCCTGGACTGCGGTGATCCCGGAAAAGTCATCCGGGAGACGATCTTCAAACTTTGTAATCTGGTCATAGGTTGCATCAGGGTTGGCAGCCATGAAATCATCAATGGCTTTTTGCCGCATCCATTCGTTGCGTTCCAGCCCGTGTTTGAGAATCGCATAGTTCTCTATGCTCCTGTAACTGGCTCCATTGTCTTCCAGGTCACGGATTGCATCATTAAGCGGCACATGAAAGCTCCTGTCATACTGGTTTAGCTGTGCATCTATTTTACCGTTGATGTGGGTCGCCTGCAGGTAATAGTCGTTATATTCGGGAATCTCAGTTCCTTTTTCACGGAGAAGGTCCAGAAATCTTTTTACGGCCAAATGGCGGTCTTCCCATGCTTCCCGGATACGAAACCTTAAATTTTTAAGCCTTTTGTCCAACTCAATACGGGCCTGCTCAGTTGTTCCGGGTTGATTTTTATTTGATGTGGATCCGCTGGATTTTGAGTATCCTGCTTTCTGTTCTTCTAAGATATCGAAGAATTCTGAATCAATGGCTCCCTCATTTTCAACTGATTTAATCTGCGAAGGATCAAAGACGGCATATTCCGAACCACCCTCATTCAAACCAGCTATCACTCCATCATAGCCGTAGGCGGCTAACTTACTCAATGGCTTAGGTAATCCGGCCTTTATAAGCTGCCTGTTCTTTACTTTGGACCATTCAATAACCTGTTCCCAAGAAAGCAATCCATCCTCTTTTGACAGAATTTCAGCCATTTCCGGGGTCATATTCCGAAGATCAAACGGGTTCATCATTCTCAGGTAAACAGGATAGACCTGCCCCTTTTTACCCTTTATATCTTTAAATGGAACATTCGTCGAAAGGCGCTCATAAGAAAAATCATCCGCTAATTTTTCGTTGTCGGTGAAAAAAACTGCACCTCTTTCTCCCTGAACATTCTGCCCTGATTTATTAAGGTCAAAAGTCTGGATGCCTTTTACCGGACTGCCGTGGTATACAACTAATGGTCTTCCTTGGCCATCAATCACTTTTGATGACCTTACTTGTAAAAGATCAAGTAATTTTTTATCTTTGTATTCGGTAGTAGGCTTAGTGCCGGGCGTTGTGCCAAAACCGTTATAAACTGCTTGATTAAACCCGGGAGTTGTTATTCCGGAAAGTGAATCAAGCAGTTTTCTTTTTTCTATCTGCGTCAACTTGTGGTCGTAATAACGGTTCCCTTTCGTGTCAATTGCAATGCTTGAACGAACAGTATAGTCAACATTACTAATCTTTAACCCAGAAACATAATAATCGTATCGCGCAACATCGGGATTTTTTTCCTTATTATCGTTCTCTCTACTGTCGATATAAATTCCATTTTCGATTATCTGCGGAATAGCGGCAATCGACTGTAGATGTTCAACATCTTTATAATCATGTTGCAGTACTTCATTTATTCCTCCGTTCCTTCTTCCGCGTTGCAACATAACAGTTGCGCCGGTATCTTTATTTATATATTCTCCTTGGAGTTTCTTCCCATATTCCAGCGCGTTCTTCTTATACTCTTTCAGATCATCACTTGGAGTGATTTCATTACCCGTAATTTCAATGGGTTTTGAATTTCTTAACTTCTCGATGCGTTTTGCTTTATCAAAATCAGAGAACCACCGCCAGAAATTTCTGATCCCCGACTCCGTGGGGTGAATTGTCTTTCCTTCACTGTTTTTTGCAGGCCGGTCAATCCCGTCAACTGTGATTCTGCCCAAAGGCCTGTATTCCCCTTCCGGTTCCATTAGTCCTTCATCGACCATAGACTCATGGTTCAGATCTGATTTTACAAAAACATAATCCAACAGGGACACATCCAGGTTCTCAAGATTGGTTTTTAGAGATCTGATACCAATCCGGAAATTTTGTAACTCCTGAGCATCATACTTTGATTTTGTATCAGGAATTTTTCCGGTTAGTATAATGCCTTTTGCCCCGAAACGCCCGGCATAGGCCTGTAATTCCTTAATGAGATTTTCAACGCTTTCTTTTGACGAAAAATCCGTGGAAGAAATATGAAGATAAGCCACAATGTTATTGCTTCTGCTCAATAACAGTACGGATTGCTTATCCTTTGCGGAAAACCGCTGTGCTGTTACAAACTTTGCCACATCAGCGGAACCTGTAACCTGTACCGGCAGTACTGTGTTTTCTCTGAATACCTGTTTGTCAAATTTCAAAACACGGTAATTCCGGGCATTTTCAACATCTATTGGACGGTCTGATATCTCATAGTCATATCTGGTCGTAAAGCTGGCATATTGCCCTGAAGTAGTATTGATGATGATATGTTCTCCGATCAGGTCTTGGCCAAAAGCGTCACGGGCTTTTTGATGCATCCTTATATCTGCCTCTGAATACTGAAGGTTTCCGGAGGGATGATTGTGCAAAAGATAAACCTTTTTCGGCTTAAAGCGGTGAATTGCATCGGACAGGATACCAAAATCAATCACCGTTCCGGCACGGCCTCCCATGGAAAGATGCAGAATAGTAGGTTTTCCCTTTTCGTCAATCAGGGCTGCAAACATATTTTCCACCGACTTATTTTCAAGCTGCCTGAAAAGGTAGGCAACATCATCGGTGCTTTCAATTTTGTTCCGGCCGTCGAATACAAAATTTTTATCCGCGGTGTATTTCATCTCTACAGATGAAATTTCGCCTGGCCTTAATTTTCTAAGACTTGGGGATTGTCTTTGATTATCTTTCCGTTGTAGGTCACCGGTGCCTGTCCTGTCGTAGTCACCAAATTGGAGGGTATATTGTATTTCTTGCCCTTCTTTGGTTTTATACGTTTGCGCTCTTTCATCTATCTGGTTTTCCTCAAAGTTATTATTTTCTTTTTGTATTTTAACTAGATCTGACATGCCTTTATACTCCGAAAACGGTTTCCTCTGTCTGGCACCGTCATACAGCCATTCCCGGAATTTCTCAACCGGCACTTCGGTAATTGTTCTGAATCCGGTCCAACCGGGTTCATAGTTTGACATGTATGCATCTTTCGCTTGCTGGGCGGTATCAAACGCTAACATGACTTTGCTCTCGTCAAATTCGCCTGTGTATGGGTTGTTCTGGTCAACAACTAAGATTCTTTTGGAAGTTGGATTATCGCCTAAAAAAACGTCTATCTGATCTCCGTCCTTTCCTTCAGTACGTTTGAAATAGCCGTATGAATTCTGCATGGTATGCTCCCATGCCCGGCCATCTTCATCTACTCCTGAACGAACGGATCCTTTGGGGTTTTCGATGGTGATATCAAAACCCTGGGTCCTGACATGGCCCTTCTTATAATTACCGGCTTCTTTCTGCGCTTCAGAGGGATTTGTATTGACCTTTGCTTCTTCCTGCCTGATTTTATCATTCTCTATCACCCGGTTAGCTAAAGCAAGGAAATCACCATTAAAACCAGATGTCACCTGGTTTGCGGTAGTCTGTGTCCCTTTTTCTTCCAATCCTTCGCTGACTCCCTTCCTTTGTTCTTCCTCTGGGGTATTTTCTCCCTGTTCGACTGAATCAATTTCTCCGGCTGGTTCAACAGGTTTTTCATCTTCTGAAATGCTGTCGGTTACTTGTTCCGGTACTTCTCCTTCAACATTTTCAGATTCCTGTGGTTGCGAAGTTTCAGGTACGCTTTCACTTGTGCCGGACTGGGCATTGGGTTGTTCTGTACCTGTGGTTTGTCGCTGGGTGTTTTCATATCCTTCAAATATTAGGTTTTCAAATTGGCTGAGTATTTCAGGGGATAACTGATCTTGTTCGATATTTAGGGCAACATCTTCAGGAATGAGCACAGCTGCGTTATTATCGGCTTCACTCATATCGCTGTTGATCATGGATACATATTCATCGATCGGGACCTCCATTCCGGGAAATCCGGTCTTCCGGTCACCTTTAATCCGCACGATGCCTGAGGTATGAATTTTCTCAATTTCATCAAGAAGCTGGTTGGAAAGAACTGTTTTCTTTCCCGCCTGGACATCCAAAATAGCCTGGTTAATCTCTTTGGGCTGCATGGTGCCGATTTCTACTCCTTCAACGTTCAACGGGAGCAATAAAGAACCGGCCAACTTTTGAACCGGCTCATCGTAGTCAGATAATGAGCGGTGAGACTGAATTTCATCATTGGACAATCTGTCCGCATTCCTGCGGATTTCAGTACCGTTTCTAAAGATCCGGACACCGTTGCCGTTTTCATACTTTACGTAGTAGCCTAATTCAGAAGCAAGCTGCATCATGGAGGCTGTATTGATACGCCTTCTTTCTGCGGGTGAAATCTGGTTGTATGACTGCATCATCGAGACAAGCTTGTCATGCTTCCGGTTAATTTCAGCCTGAGCCTGGTCATCCCGTTCCCGGAATTCGGCCAGCTTTGCATTGTAAGCTTGCTGCATCTGCGGATCGTTCCCGATCTTCAGTTCCTCTAATTGTTCCTGTGTTCCGGCCATGTCAATTCTGGCCAATGCCCGGTCCCGGGAAACTTCTGTTTTTCCGATCCGGTAGGTAGTTTTTGGCGCAGGAAATTTCTTTTCGATCATGGCATCGATATCCGGATCATTTCTGTAGGTCAGTCCGGCCAGATCCTCTTTACTTTGCGCATCTTCGATAACTCCGTGGACATAGTCTTTTGAAACATCCTTCCCGTTGAAGGAATAAGACGGCTTTGTTTCCGCTTCAGCTTCGGCCTTCAATCCGGGATCTACCTCACTTTTTGACAAGTTGTTGTCTCCGCCCGTTGGCTGTGTAGCATTTTGATTATTTTTACGCCTTATCTGAATGCTTTTCACGACAGTTTGTAAAGTAGGATCCTGAAACGGGTTTGCCGGGGGCACTTCGATTTGTTCTTTCCCGGCAACTAAGATCGGAAGAGCACA